TGCTTATGCCCCTTACGCTGATCTCTTATGGTTCGAAACTAGTACACCTGATATTGCACAGGCTAAGAAATTCGCCGATGCTATACATGCTGAGTTTCCGGACCAAATGCTTGCTTATAATTGCAGTCCTAGTTTTAATTGGCGTAAGTTTTTAAGCGAAGACGAGTGTGAAACATTTCAACGTGAACTAGGAGAATTAGGCTACAAGTTCCAGTTCATTACATTGGCTGGCTTCCACAGTGTAAACTTGGCTACATTTGAATTAGCAGAAGCATATCGAGCACGTGGTATGGCTGGATACTCAGAAATGCAACAACGTGAGTTTGCTGCACAGGAACGTGGCTTTACAACAGTTCGACATCAACGTGAGGTTGGTGTTGGCTACTTTGATTTGATCAGCGAAGCAGTGGGTGCTACTTCTACAGTGGCAAACAAGGCATCTACTGAAGCTGATCAGTTTCATTGATGTGGAGATTATGGGCCAAGGCCTTGGGTGAAAAGGCCAGCCCAGACGACAGAGAAGCCGATAAGGTTGCAATCATCAGGTCGGTGATAGTATTATTCTATATTATCACTAACTTGTTTATTATTGCTGGAGTGATTAGACACTGGTAACGCTATGAGTAAAGAACAATACAATTTAAAAACCAAAACTGATTATTTGAATAGAAAGATGTTTTTGGATCCAGCTGGTCCAGTTACTATTCAGCGTTTTGAAGAAGTCAAGTACAAGAAGATTGCCGACTTTGAAACCACAGCACGTGGCTTCTTTTGGGTACCCGAAGAAATCTCTTTGACCAAAGATGCCAGTGATTTTAAGGATGCCAGCGATACTGTACGGCACATTTTTACTTCAAACTTGCTGCGTCAAACAGCACTGGACAGTTTGCAAGGCCGCGGTCCTAGCCAAATCTTTGTTCCAGTTGTGAGCTTGCCTGAACTAGAAAGTTTGGTTTATAACTGGACATTCTTTGAAACCAACATCCACAGTCGCAGTTACAGCCATATCATCCGCAACATCTACAACGTGCCCAAGGATGTGTTTAATACTATTCACGACACTGAAGAAATTGTCAACATGGCTAGTTCAGTAGGCAAGTATTATGATCGATTACACGTAGCTAACTGCAATAAAGAAGCTGGTCTCTATGTCGAAGAAGACTATCACATCAAGTCTATTTGGCTAGCACTACACGCAAGTTATGCACTAGAAGCATTCCGCTTCATGGTATCATTTGCTACATCATTGGCCATGGTAGAGAACAAGATCTTTATTGGCAACGGCAATATCATCAGCTTGATTCTACAAGACGAACTGCTACACAAAGGTTGGACTGCTTATCTAATCAATCAAGTGGTCAAAGAAGATCCACGCTTTGCTCGAGTTGCAGAAGAAACCAGGGACGAAGTCTATCAAATCTACATGGATGTTATCCGTGAAGAGAAAGCATGGGCAGATTACTTGTTTAAATTCGGACCAGTGATTGGACTCAATGCACAGATCCTCAAGGATTTTGTAGACTACACAGCTACAGGTGCCTTGAAAGAAATTGGTATCAAGTATCTTGAGCCAGCACCTAAATCTACACCTATTCCCTGGTTCAACAAACACGTAGATACCAGTAAGAAGCAAACTGCGCTACAGGAAAATGAATCAACTAACTATGTTATTGGTGTGATGTCAGATACACTGGACTACGACGAACTACCTGAACTATGATGTATGAAAGCTACAAGCGCAGGGCCTATTGGGAAACGAAGTTTGCTTTAATTCCCAGGCGCTGTAACTTGAGCCGTAGATGGATCTGGGGACGACATGTCCGTGGTGAGTATTCGCTTTCGGGACCAGGCGATCCAATACCATTGGTATTCTGGCATCACCGAGACGAGCATATAATTTACAAACTAAAAGGAAACTAATATGAAAGCTATTGTATGGAGCAAGTACCACTGTCCTTATTGCGATCAAGCAAAAGCATTGTTGAAGCAAAAAGGAATCGAGTTTGAAGAGCGTAAAATTGGTGACGGTTACACAAGGGAAGATCTCTTAGAAGCTGTACCTACTGCTCGCACAGTCCCACAAATTTTCTTAGACGACCAACTAATCGGTGGATTCACCGAACTTAAACAACATTTTGAAAAGGCAGCATAATGCAATTAATCGCGGTTCCAGGTAAAGTTTATACCTTTAAATTAAACTCAGGTGAAGAAATGGTAGCCAAAGTCAAGATGGCTGGTGCTGACTGGATTGAGATTGAGAATCCAGTCAGCATTGCACCCGGACCTCAAGGTATGGGCCTGGTTCCTAGTATGTTTACCGCAGATCCCGACGCAGAGATCAAACTAAATACCAGCAGTGTAGCAATTTATGCACCGACTGAAGACGGTGTGTGCATGAAATATCTCGAAGCAACCACAGGAATCAAGGTTCCCGAGAAAAAAATTATTATGGGATAACAATGCCAGCAGTTCAACGCAAGGGTGATTTAAACAGTGCAGGGGGTGTAGCACAAGGTGGCTTTGGTTCTGTGCGGGTCAACGGACAACCAGTTGTTGTCAACGGCACCTCCGTTAGCCCTCACCCCGAAGGCGATCCACATTTGGTTGCAAGAACGTCTGGAGGCAGCAGGACAGTACGTGCAGGTGGCATCCCGGTCAACTTTACCGGCAATTTAGATACCTGCGGACACCCACGCCAAGGCGGTAGTCCCAACGTTAGGATAAGTTAATAATGTTGTCAGTGGCTACTCCATTACAGCTTACGCTAGTAAGCCAACTGTTGCAAAATTTAGGACTCAAATCCTTGCCTGCTTCGTTGACTTCTGCAATTAGTTCATACGCTGGTACTGAGTTGATCACAGCATTGACTGCTGGGTTGATAAATGTAAGATCTCTAGGCATTCAGTCACTGTTCGATTCTGCACGAACAATTGGCAGCGGTAGTGTACCTGGTCTAGGCAACAGTATACCATCGTCGACTACATACAGCAATTTTAACAAATACTACTATGGATCAAATGGCTTTGAAGGTTACTTTCCAGGCGTAAGCAGCTTTGTTTTGGAGTTAGGCAACGCATACCTTGGCGCCGGTAGTGGTGCAAAATTTGCCTCAGGTTTTTGTGCTGTATTTGGATACAGAACAATGGTCAATCAATTCATTACCACAGCAGTCAATTCCACAAATTACCTGGGCCCGACATTCAAAAGCATGGATTCGCTGACCACTTCAAACATTAGTCAAGTTAATGCTGTGTTTGATAAATTTGGGTTAGATGTACAACGACAAGGAAGATTGGTTGATACATCTAATTTGGACATGTACGGAACACCTGCTGCATTGGTGCAACAAATTAGTAAAGTAGCAGGCATAGGAAATCAAACATTACCTGCGCTGAAACAACTTTTTCAAACCGTGGGCATGTCTGACAAAGACATTCAAAACTTAGTAACCAACAACAGAGTTAGTTTGGAAAATCCTACCGGGCTAACTGACAATGAGTTTGATAAGTTGCAAAAACTGGCATACAATGCTCTCACATTGTTGTCCGATGATGCACTGACTCAAGTATTGCAAATACTTGATGTAACCACCCCAAACATTACCAGCGGTGAGCAACTACTGGATCCTCAAAGTGTATTTCCTTTGAGTTATCAGACAATGACCACAGTTACTCCTGCTGGCCCAGCTTTCATTTACTTGAACAATGGATCAGTAAATCAATCCATAGTGCCCATAGTCAACAGTTATCTGCCCACTGCTTCGGGATGTGATGAATTGGGTAAAATTATTCCGCCGGCAACAGCAGTAGCCAACAAAGCAATTCAAACAGCATTGCAGAATGTTGGGGGCATTGGTGAAGTAACTTGGCCTGAGTTTGGCGAAGCAGTTTACACTAACTCGCCGCCGTGGGACCCTACTCGAGAATATTTGCCAAACGAAATAGTGTCAAATGCACCACCTGAGCCCAGCGGTACAGGTATTAACAAGCCTCCATTGACAAATTATCAAAGTCAACAATATGTACCAGTTGGTACAAGTCTTACAAACACCAATTATTGGAAACCAATATCCGGTGGCAATCTGCAGACCATGAAGGAGTTGCCATTGATCCAGGTCACTCCCGCGCCGGTCCCTACTTCGGTGGCATCTTATTTTAATACTTCGGTGGCCATTGGTTCAGGTGCATACGGCACTATTACCATGACTGACATCCTTGGGCTATCCATTGATATCAATAATGTTGCTCAATATTTTAGCGCAGCAGCCGGTGCGATTAGCAGCATTGCTTCTTACCGACCAGATCCACCGGACCCACTGCCGAGTCCACTGCCACCGAATCCTTATTGGTTGGAGCCTGTGCCCGAATACACAGCATTGTTAAATGCCTATATTTCTTTGGCAAGTGCAGCATTCCCGTTGGCAGTCAACACAGCGATTTCTAACGCAAACACAGCAATCGCCAATTTAGTTGCCAACTATCCAGCACCACATCCTATTGCAGGATACATTGCTACATTAAATACTGCCTGGTCCAATATTTTTCCAAGCATAGACAAAGAACTTGGATTCCAGTATCGAGGTGGCATTAATTATTTTACACTGACCAACGGCGAAGACGCCAGCACCTACTCTTTTATAAACCTTATACCCCAGTTTTCTCAAGACCAAGTACCCAACGGTTCCTGGGATTTACTGACCAAACTCTTTGACACCACTACACTAGGCGGTCAAGCAGGTGTGGCTGCATTGAGAGAATCATACAATCTCCAGAGACTTGACGCAGTAGGCATAAGAACAGATGCCACTAAAATTCCAGTGGGTGCTGTGCCTGGCGGAAGTTTTGTAACACCACCCCCTAATCCTGCATTGTTTGAGAATTTCCCCACAGACAAACTTGAAGTGTAATACTTGGGTATTACTTTTTTGGTTGACCAAAAAAGGCTCCTTTGCTATAATAAAAGCATAGTAAGAAGGAGCCGGCAATGACACGCATTTTGTTCTACACAAAAGACGCACTGGAAATCCTGCGTTACACCAGCTTGGAAATCCAAAAAGCAGGCTCCATTTGGATGGAAGCACGGGCACACAAATCTGACATTGAGACATTCAAGCTCAACGGATGGTGGTACGAAGCGATTTGACCAATAATTCCCGATCTGCTATAATACAAACTGTTCATCAACTAGGAGCTCTCATGTCCGATCTCACTATTCAGCAAGTGAACTCTGCAATCATGTTTGGCGATTTCACTGTCGAACAACTCAATGCCATTGCTGCCGCACTCAAATATCGACGTGCCCAAATCACCAAAGAAAAAGTTCGCAGTTTTTACAACGGCGACAATGTCAAGTTTGTCCATCCCAAGACCGGCCGCACACATTACGGCGTGGTGAGCAAAGTCAAAATCAAATTTATTTCTGTTCGCGAAGGCAACACCAACTGGAACGTGCCCGCTAACATGCTGGAGGCAGCATGATCAAGATTGTAACCAACAGCCTGGGCTCAGGAGATTGGGTCGTTGTCAAAGGGCACTGCGGCGAAACACTGTTCGAAGGACACAGGGCAGGCCCGAAAGACATTGTAGACATTCTGAACAGTGTGCTGGACTGCGGTGCCGAACTAGTTGAAGTCGACGATGAACAAATGGAGGAAGCATGACTTTTCGTGCATGGTGCCAAGAGAAGTGGTATGAACACTGCAACGAGTTTGAAGCATGGTTCAAACGACAACCGGAATACTCGCCGCAAGAATACTTTGCCAAGTACAAATACTGGCTTAAACGCGAGTATCGTTTTCAACATGAAGATCGATAATAGAGGATACGCAACAATGGGACTTGATCAATACGCATACGTGGCCGCCAAGGCTGGCGACCGTGACAAATACTACGATTCCGAGGGCGACTTTGTTGATGGCGAATGGAAACCGCACAAGCCCGGTGTAGCCAAGCCACGCGAAATTGCTTACTGGCGTAAGCATCCTAACCTGCAAGGTTGGATGGAGCAACTGTGGATTCGCAAGTTGGCTGCAGAAGGCAAATCTCCTGAGACTAGCGATTGGGGTTCTAGCTTCAATGGTGTAGAGCTTGAACTTACATACGAGGACCTAGAGGACCTTGAACGTGCAGTAACGCATGGGCAACTTCCGCCCACTGGTGGCTTCTTCTTTGGCAACAACAGCGACGAACATTATCGTGAACACGATCTCGAGTTTATCAAGAACGCTCGTGCAGAACTGTTTTGTGGACTAAAAGTGTTCTATAATTCCAGCTGGTAAGGCAGTAAATATGATTGATTATTCACAAGAAAGATACAATGGTACAATGGCCGCAGGCTGGATTCGCGACCTCGAAAGCTCAGACAGCAGACTTCACAAAGAGTCAGTGATTGAAAAAGCACTGATGGCTGCCAAGCTGGGCAGTGCCGACGCACAATGTTTCTTGTTCAACGCCTACCAAGCATACAATCCTTTCTATACTTTCAACATCAAACAGGTTCCTGAAACGTTAGGCCTGACAGGACGTAGTAATCCTTGGCCACGTTTTTGGGCACTGCTGGAAGACCTGCGTACTCGTGCCCTCACAGGCAACAAGGCTCGTGAGAAGATTCAAGAGTGTGCTGAAGAGTTTGACAGCGAAGAGTGGAACACTCTGTGCCGGCGTGTGATCATCAAAGATCTTCGTTGCGGCATCAGCGAAAAGACGCTGAACAAAGTGCTAGGCAAAACTGACTGGGCTATCCCGGTGTTTACTTGTCAGCTTGCACAAGACTCTACAGACCGCCCGGCCAAACTCACAGGCGTCAAGCGTCTTGAACCCAAACTAGATGGCGTGCGTGTGCTGGCTGTAGTGCAAGGCATGAATGTAACACTGTACAGCCGTAATGGCAAAGTGTTTGAAAACTTTCCGCAGATTGCAGAATCTATCGAACTGCATCGCAAAGCATTTCAATTTGGACTGGCTGCAGGCGGACGTTTTGTACTAGATGGCGAAGTCACAGGCGAGAGCTTTCAAAAGCTCATGAAGCAAGCACATCGCAAATCGGATGCCAAAACCGATGGTATGGTCTACAACATTTTTGACATTATTCCGCTGGATGACTTCCAGCGTGGATATTGGAACGCACAACAGTACAAGAGGTTTGAGCTATTGGATCAAGCCCGTAGTCGTATCGGGGACGAATCTGATTGTCTGCGTATTGTTTCCGGACTTGAAGTTGATTTGGACAGTGCCGAAGGACATGACATCATGCGCCGTTATGCCGAAGACTGTGTGGCCGAAGGCTTTGAAGGTATTATGATCAAAGCAGTAGATGCTCCGTATGTGTGCAAACGATCAGACTACTGGATGAAATGGAAACCTGTAATCTCTGTGGATTTAGAGATTGTGGGTTTTGAAGAAGGCACCGGTCGCAATGAAGGGCGCCTTGGTGCTATAATTTGCGAAGGAGATGACAATGGACGCCGTATTCGTGTTAATGTTGGTAGTGGCCTTAGTGATAGCGATCGTGATGAGTATTGGAACTCCAGGGATGACTTACTTGGTCACTTGGTTGAAGTCCAAGCTGATGCGGTAACGCAAAACCAAGACGGTACCTACAGTCTGCGTTTTCCTCGATTCCTACGTTTCCGCGATTTTGAAGCAGGAGATAAACTATGATTCATCCTCGAGAATGGATCCACTACATCAAGTGGCGTATCAAACAAATTTTTAAACGCAAATGAAAATTGGACTTAGCCTAAGCCGCTGTGTTCGCGACATTGTTGAAGGTCGCGTAGACATTTTTGATGTGCTGGTGTTGATTGCTCGTACTGACTTTGACCCCACTGTTGAAGAACAGTGGAAAGATATATGGGATGGGTACAACAGTCTCAACCCCGAATGGTATGGCCTTGATCACGATAATGTAAAAAATGTGGTTCTTCAACTCTGGGATTTGGGCAAAATCCACCAACCCCGGAAGTTCGGCAGCCGCCCTCTTCGCAGGCGTGAGTATTGGCTAGAAGCGGTTCTGCCAGGAGAAGAACTGGAGCGTAACCCTGCTGCCAAAGAAGCTTGGGATCGTTTCCAAGTTGTTGCTGGCTTGTCCAACGTCAAACTTGATCACAATTACCAATGAGACGTTGGGACGAAGATTCGGATCTGTGGTTGTTTACCATGCCGGAATTTAGGCAATTGCCCGATGGCATTGTTCTAGAAAGTATCAACGGTAACAAAGCAGTCAAAGGCCAAGATCGAATTGGGCACGACCAGCGTTGGGGTTACATTGCTTGGGGTGTTCGTGATCCTCTCAATCATGAACTGGCTCCGTTGTTTACAAAGTTTTTGTTAGAAACAAAATGAAGAAAACTTATTACATCAAACAAGGTCGTCGATACGTGCCCGTGGCAGAGTACGATCAAGATCTCATGAGTAGTTTTCCCAAAGGCACCCACATTGTCATGAGCTACCCCGGAGGACAGAGTACTCGTTACAACATCGATCCTGCCTATGCACCAATGATTGCAGCTGGCCGCGTAGCCGAAGATGCTATTGCCAAAGCTATCTACGAAGAAAGCGAAGCCCGGCCCAAAGAGCGCCCAGTTACTAAACGTCAGCGAGCAGCATGGGAAGAAATGAAGGCAGCATTTGGCGACGATATGTTCAGCTTGACGTTTAGCAGCACTAGAGATCTTGCTGAAGTAGGAATTCGCGCCATGCAGGTAGAAGCGGATAAACTATTACAGCACCCGGCAGTTCGTGATGCTTACGAGCAGTTTCAGTTGGTGTGCAAACTCACAAAGGAAAAACAAAATGGCGACTCGTAAAAAGCAACCGGCACCGGTGGCAGGCACTGTCAAAGGCACACACCTAACTGTGATCACAGACGAACAAGGCAAAACAACTTTGGTCTGGGATGATGAAGCACTGTTGCGTGAAGTTCGCGAAGCAATTGCTACTGCCGAACTCAGCAACCTCAAACCCGCAGTACGGGCCAAAGCAGCAACTCGTAAAAAGAAAGTATCGTAATGGCAAACAAACTTACAAAACTTGCAAAAGTAAACGACTCATTCAGCGTTTATCGCTACGACAATGGCTGGATGGTTGAAGTCAGCGGTCGTGATAAAAAAGAAGATTACAAGACCACAAAGATTATGTGCTCAACTGAAGCAGAGTTGATTGACGTAATCAAAGAATACAACAGCATGAACTTAGACGACTAACATGGCTAATTGGCGAGTATCTACCTATCACAAAAAGTCTTGCGAAGAGCATGAACTTTGGACCAAGGATGGCATGACCATTCGTCGCAAAATCGGGTGGCGTTGGGCAGGATTTTTTGTAGAAACTTCAGACGACAATCCCCCTGAGTTTGAGTTTGACTATGTGCCCACAGGCGACGGCAAACTGGATAGCATCAACATGTATGATGCTTTCGGCGGCAACATTGAAAACGTCGAACTAGATAGCATGACCGACGGCTGTTGGGAAGACTATGAATGGCCCGATGAAATGGACGAAGACGAGCAAGAGCGTCTACAAGAGCTGATCGAAGAACACGGTTCTTACGAAGCACTGGAAGAAATGGAAGGCTGGACATTGGATGAAACCGAAGCCTGGGTTTGGGGTCCTATCCTGATTGAAGACGAAGACGGGAATCGTGTCAAAATCATCTGTGCCGACGAAGACGGCAATGCTGTAGAATACGAAGAAGAATAATTTGACTCCGCCCGGCAGTTTGCACTAAAATACTAGTGCATGCCGGAAGTATATTTGGTACTGTGGGTGAGGACGCTTGCCCGTGGCTAACAGTGTAAGTCCAGTAGGTGCGACACTGCCCCTGACGAAAGTCAAAACCGGGCTGGTACCCGGGAGTAAGCCCAAATGGGGAACAAAGCAGTGGAAAGAACCTTGTGTTTATTAAAATAGTGACCTCTTTATTATGTCATCGTCCCTTAATTCGCTTAAAGAAACGGCTTCTGGCATGCAACCTCGACATCGTGTTTGGGTTGAAGTCCACAATACCAAAGAATGGTACAACGTAATACGTGAAGCCAATGCATTGTATGGACTCCATAATTGGCGTTGTCAACCTCGAACCAAAAGAAAACTTGAATCGAACTGGGCTAAACAAAGTATACGGGTTTGGTTTGAAGTGCCAGATCCGGGCTTTGCAACGTGGGTGTCTGTAAAACACAGCGTAATTGCTCGTCTTGAGGGCAATAAATAATCTTATGTTTCTCAGCTATCTTACCTTGGCGGTGGCGCTGAGTTTGTCAGTTATCGCCGCCTATTACTCCATTGCTGGTCTGACTGCAATCTTTGCAGCGGCTGTTATACCCATCATAGTCATGGGTTCTATTCTTGAAGTCGGCAAGGTTGTTGTAACACTGTGGTTGCACGAGTACTGGTCACGCTGCCGGCTGCTGATGAAGGCATATTTGGTACCTGCTGTGGCTGTGCTGATGATTATTACCAGCATGGGTATCTTTGGATTCTTGAGTAAAGCACACAGTGATCAAGGATTGATTTCTGGCGATGTAATGGCCAAGATCGGTATTTTTGATGAAAAGATCAAGACTGAAAGAGAGAACATCGATGCTAACCGTAAGGCGCTTAAACAACTTGACGAAGCAGTGGATCAAGTTATGGGCCGCTCAACATCAGAGGAAGGTGCGGCGCGGGCAGTTCAGATACGTCGCGGCCAACAGGCCGAGCGTGGTCGCTTACTTAAAGAAATTGAACAGAGTCAAAAAAGGATTGCCGCACTCAACGAGGAGCGAGCGCCTATTGCGGCTGAAGTTCGAAAAGTCGAAGCCGAAGTGGGCCCGATCAAGTATATTGCCGCCTTGGTCTATGGCGACAATCCTGACACAAATTTATTGGAACGTGCAGTAAGATGGGTAATTATATTACTGGTGGCTGTGTTTGATCCATTGGCTATTATGATGCTGTTGGCAGCAACAGAAAGTCTAAAGTGGGAGAAACAACGAGTATTCGAAATGCTAAAAGTAGCACCAGAACCCGAGCCAGAGCAGGATTGGAAAGAAAGAGCTGACGAATTGTTAGATGTATTCAAAGATCAACCCACTGATTTAGACCCCGAACGGTCTATACTAGAACAACATCCATATTTGAACAAAGGATTTGCACATTTTGAAGGTTTGAAGCCAATGGTAGCCAAGCCTGAAATTTATGCCGGAAATCCTGCGGATTTTCAACAACCTTGGCCGGAAGAGAAAAAGGAAGAGCTGACCAAGGTAATGCAGGAGATCTTCCCACCCAATGATGACGAAGATGAAACCCCAGAAATGCGGGCAGCAATTCGTCGCTGGAAAGCCGAGAACCCAAACGACACGTTGAAGCGCCAGCGTAGTTTACTTGAGGCCAATATAATAAGTGAACTACCATGGTTAAAATATCTAGAACTACCGAGAGAACCAAAATCGGGTTTTGGAACACAGTTTCCTGAAGATGCAATCAAGGGTGATGTCTTTGTAAGAGTGGACAGGTTGCCCAATCAAGTATATAAATTTAACGGAACAGATTGGATTGAAGTTGACAAAACTGTCGTTGACAGTTACACTTATGACACTGCCTACATTGATCATTTAATTCAAAAGATTGATGCCGGGGAGTATGATATCGACCTGCTGAGCGACTCTGAGCGCGAGCAAATTACACAACGTTTACAAGAAAAATCCACATGAAACAATCCGATCCTATTACCACATGCAGTTTCTGCGGCAAACACAAAGATGCAGTTGCCAAGTTAATTGTAGGTGCCGATGTTGCAATTTGTAACGAATGTGTAGATCTTTGCGACAATTTACTCAAAGACGAAATTCCAGTCAAAAGCAACACAGAGCCAACTCTGGATCCTGTTGCAATCAAAGCCCATCTTGACCAATACGTCATTGGGCAAGACTCAGCTAAAAAAGTATTGGCGGTTGCAATCGCCAACCACTACAAACGAATCAACAACACTGACAAAAACACTGAGATTGAAAAAGTAAATATCCTCATGCTTGGTCCCACTGGTTCAGGCAAGACATTGTTGGCACGAAGTGTTGCACGTTATCTAGATGTACCTTTTGTTATTGCTGACGCTACCAGTCTTACTGAAGCAGGATATGTTGGCGATGATGTTGAAAGCTTGATTTCTAGACTGTATGCCGCAGCAGATTATGATGTAAACAAATGTCAACGCGGAATTGTATTCTTAGACGAAGTAGACAAGATTAGTCGCCGCAGTGAAAGTGCCAGCATCACACGTGATGTTTCAGGCGAAGGTGTACAACAGGCCTTGCTCAAGTTGGTAGAAGGTACCAAGTGTCGAATTGTGCCACAGGGTGGTCGCAAACACCCGTCGGGCGATACTGTCGAAATCGACACTACCAATATTTTGTTCATTGCAGGCGGTGCCTTTGTGGGACTTGACAACATGGTTCGTGCTCGAGTCAAGGGAACCAGTATTGGATTCAGTGGCCAAGTTAAATCTGCAGACGACAAGCTGAGCCTGTCCCACGTCACTCCCGAAGACATTATCAAGTTCGGAATGATTCCTGAATTTGTAGGACGTTTCCCTGCTTGGGTTGCATTGGAAGAACTTACTCGCGAAGATTTAATTGAAATTTTGATCAATATCAAACACAGCTACATTGAACAATATCAATGGTTGTTCCGTCAAGACAATGTAGAGCTAGAGTTTACACAAAGAGCACTAGAAGCCATTGCAGAAAACACAATGAAAAACAAAACTGGTGCTCGTGGACTGCACAGCGAACTTGAACGTGTGTTGATGCCGCATATGTATCGACTGGCAGAGTATGCTCGCAATGGAATTAACCGCGTAGAGATTGACGAAAATATGGTAAATACTCCCAAGGAGTTAAAACAAGTAAATGAGTAAACTTTACGGTAGAAGCGTTCTAGTGCAGGACGGCAATGTTGATCGTGCCTTGCGCAAGTTTAAGAAAAAAATTCAAGCATCTGGCATTCTCAACGATCTACGTGACCGAGAATTTTACGAAAAGCCCACTACAACTCGCAAACGCAAACGTTCTGCTGCCAAAAATCGTTGGCAGAAACAGCTAGAAGCTCAAGCCCTTCCCAAGAAACTGTTCTAATGTACATAGAATTCCGCTTGCCCACAGGTGCAGGTGGAATTGCTGCACAATACACAAATGGTATTATAAGCCAAAATCTCAAGGAATGGAGTCAGCGTTACGACATTCCCTACACCAAAAAAATCTACAAATACACAGTTCGAGTAACGTTTGACGACGAAAAATTTTACGACTTTTTTGCCCTGACCTGGCAACCAAAAAGCGATCAATTTTCGAGCTATCTTACCAATTATCGTTTTGTGGAACCAATGAATCCTGTATAATAAATACTGTTGTAGCGCCGATGGTCGGGCTACAATTTAAATGTCATACTTGCTTAAAAAGGAGATTAACATGACAAACAAAACTCTCACTCTTCGTAGTTTCGATATCCCCCAACTGCACAAGTTTGGAATTGGATTTGACAGCATGTTCGATGAACTCATGCGTGTTACCCAAGCCCAAGGCAATTCAAACTATCCTCCACACAATGTAATCAAAACTGGTGAAAACACAGTTACTATTGAAGTTGCGGTGGCCGGATTTGCAGAAGGCGAAATCAACATCAGCTTGGACAAGCGTGTATTGACCATTGCTGGTGCTCGAGCAACCGAAGAAGATGCTGCACACGAATATCTACATCGTGGAATCAGCAGCCGTGACTTCCGTCACACTTTTACACTAGCAGAGCACGTCGAAGTCAAGAGTGCTACAATTCGCAATGGTATTCTTAGCGTATATTTGGAACGTGAAGTTCCAGAAGAAGCCAAGCCTAAAGCTATTGCTATCACATATCAGAACTGATATAATAGTGTAAATACAGTGGCAGCGCGGTGCTGCCACTGCTAACAAGGAAAACATAATGGCACAGTCAGAAACCCGTACACGAATCCAACCTAGCACTACGGTAAAGGAGCCACCACTGTTCAGGGTCATTTATCTCAATGACAATCAGACCACTTATGATTTTGTAATTGAGAGTCTTGTGGAATATTTTGATTACAATGTAGAAGCTGCTGAGAAAATCACCGTTGATATTCACGAAGCAGGTTCTGCTGTGGTAGCTGTACTACCTTTTGAAATTGCAGAACAAAAGGGCGTAGAAGTCACAATGTTGGCTCGGGCACAGAGCTATCCTTTGCAAATCAAGCTTGAACCAGATTCTGTAGATTAAAATTCAACAACAATGCGTTTGGGGTAATAGACATAATTTTTGTGTTCAGTATCGCCCCGTCCGCGACAATTGTTTACAAATCTAATACCTGATCTAATTTGGTCCACATTGTTATGATAATGACCAAAGCACCAGGTATGTATTTTGTCACTGATGTCTGCTGCCATAGCCTGCATCATGTAGCGGTTCCCCATGCAATTGAATTTGTGAGTATTTTCTAATTGTATGTCGTGAGCAATTAACTGCGGGTCCGGCACTGTGTGGGTTACAACAACAATTTTTTTAACATCCATGTGTGTTTGTAATCTACGTATGCTGCTGACCATGTATGTGGCATCCATGGTACCGGCCTTGCCGATGCGTTTTGCTTGTTGATGTGTCAAGTGATATTTTTCTTGACAAAATGCTATGGATTGTTCGGGATTAACCAATAAATCAAAATCGTATGTCCACCATCCATTGGTTGCCAGTATAGCTACTCCATCCATTACAACCACATTGTCCAGCATAAAAACAACATTGGGGATGGCATTAATAGATTCAACTAGGTCAGCATAGCTTGCATCTAAATTATCTAAATAGTCTTCGTGTTCGCTATTGCCATCTATGTAAAACACTGCCTGATAAACTCGCCCCAAATGAGTCAATGTTTCAATTACCTTGTTTCTATCTCTAGCAACATCCCCGGCAACAACACAAACGGTAGAAGTTGGTTGATCAGTCCAATCAAACGTATCCCATGTATCAACGTGTAAGTCAGAAATTAAATCAAATGCAAATCTCATGATACATATTTACAAGGAGACAATATGAACATAATATTTGGTGACGCTGTCAACAATGTTCCCGACAGCTTTACTGTTTTAGAACTGGATACGTTTTACATTCCCGAAGTAAACCAACATATTAAAACCTATGCTTTGATTGAAAAAATTCCACTAGACGAGTTTGCAACAATGGAAGCATATAAAAAAATTCACGAAGATCTAATCAAATTTTACAAGCAGCAACACTGGACTTACTGTGAGCATGCAATCGAAAAACTAATGGGAAGATGGAATCATGAGCTTGATTCTTTCTACGAAAACTTGCTCGACAGAATCAAAGAGTACAAAAATTCTCCCCCCGCAGACGATTGGGACGGATCGTTGATTAAATCTATGCAATCTGCTTGACACACAGGTTGCTTTCTGATTCTATAGAATCTATAATTCACTAAAGGAATACTTGTTATGAAAAAAATTGGATTTATTGGTATTGGTAAACTCGGACTTGATTGTGCTGAGGTCATGGCAGAAAAACACGAAGTTCGTGGTTATGACATTTATCCAAGGACTAGCAGCACAGTCAAGGTGTGCGACATTGATGAATTAGTCAACGAAAGCGAGTGGATTTTTATTGCTGTGCCAACCCCACACGCTGAGGGCTATGACGGGTCGGTTCCAAGCTCACACATGGAACCTCGAGACTTTGGTCATGAAGCAGTGATTGATGCTATCAACAAGATCAATCAACATGCTCGAGACAGCAAAAAAGTTGTGCTAATTTCCACAGTTCTTCCGGGAACCACACGTCGACACTTTTACCCTCTGCTGGATAAAAAACATCAGTTCTTGTATAACCCGTACCTGATTGCCATGGGATCGGTAAAATGGGACATGGTCAATCCCGAGATGATTATGATTGGTACAGAAGATGGTAATCCTAATGCACTGGCAGGAGAACTTCGCGCACTGTACGACACTGTGATGCAAAACAATCCACGCTATGAAATTGGTACCTGGGACGAATGCGAAGCTATCAAGATATTCTACAACACATTTATCAGTGCCAAAGTCGGTCTTGTGAACATGATTCAAGACTTTGCCATGCGGATCGGTAATATCAACGTTGATGTTGTAACCAATGCACTGGCACGTAGCACCATGCGAATCATGGGACCCAAATATATGACTGCAGGCATGGGAGATGCAGGAGCCTGCCACCCCAGGGACAATATCGCACTGCGTTGGCTAGCCAAGGAATACAACATTGGCTACGATTTGTTTGACACTGTGATGCATGCACGAGAAATCCAGGCCAAGAACCTAGCAGAATTTTTGTTTAAAACAGCCGCAGACAATTATTCTATGCCGGTAGTAATTCACGGTAAAGCCTACAAACCCGATGTGCCTTATTGTATTGGGAGTTACAGTACCCTAGTGGGATTCTACCTCAAAGAATTGGGTGTAGAGGTTAAATATATTGACCCACTGGCAGACGATCCCACAGATGTTGTTGCAACCATCGATCAGCCATCGGTTATTCTTTGGGCACATGATCGACAGATCACTTACGAATACACTGGGGAACAAGACAAAACCCAGGCATATTGTAAAATCCCCGATGGATCAATTATTGTTGATCCGTGGCGCAAGCTAACATCAACGGACGTTGTCAAAGTAGTACATTATGGAAATACCCGCAAGCTTTAAGTATCACATCAATCGATTTTGGGACGACGAGTTTAAAACTCTTGATTATATCTCTGAACCATTCAATGATCCTGAGAGCGTAGACCTTTGGATCCGTCAAGGGTACCAGTCCAAAATCTGTGGTGAACTGTGTGATATGCGGCATCGCTTGCCTGCCTGGGCCAGCAAGTTTGTTGACATTTACCACGAGCGTGGATGGAAAAATATTGGCATTGCATTTTATCGTATGCGCACTGGTACAGTAATGCCAGTGCATTCTGATCTTTACAAACGCTATATTGAACTATTTGACCTTCAAGGTCGCGAACATACTATTCATAGGGCGTTGCTTTTGTTAGAAGATTGGAAATCAGGACACTATCTCGAAGTTGATGGTAAAGCTTATGTAAATTGGCATGCTGGCGATGTTCTAGAATGGGTATACGATACTCCCCACATGGCGGCCAACCTTGGCTTGGAAGACCGTTATACTCTACAAATCACAGGTCATAGATGATATCAAGCTACAATGAATGGAGCCCACTGAAACGAATTGTTGTAGGTGATGCAACCCATGCCAATTGGCCCGTACACGATCCAGTTTTTAAACTCGAAAGCAAAAAAACATCATGGCAAGAAACTCCAGTTCCTGCGGGACCTGTACCACAATGGATCATTGATGAAACCAACGAAGATTTAAATAAACTGGCCATGGTGCTTTCTAGTTTGGGCGTAGAAGTACTGCGACCAGAACCTCTTAATTTCCAAACGCACGATGGTATGTACAATTACTGCCCCAGAGACCGATTTCTAGTCTACGGCGATACCATAGTTGATCCTGCCATGATGTATCCCTGTAGAAACATGGAACTACAATGTTATCACGATATTGTAAATTCTGCACCCAACTATGTACACATGCCTCGCAATGAAGGTATGATCCTAGATGCTGCCAACGTTGCACGTTTGGGAGATAAAATGCTGTTTTTAGAATCAGCAAGCGGTAATCGTGCCGCCTACAAATGGTTGTGCGATCAATTTCCCGACGTCGAAATCGAACTCTGTAACTTTTATGCCGGGGTACACATTGACTCAACTATTGTACCATTGCGCGAAGGTCTGGTCCTACTCAATGCCGCCAGGGTTAATTCGGATAATTGTCCACGAGTATTTGATGGATGGCAAAAAATTTGGATCGGTGATGTAGTAGCACAAGACTTTTATCAATATCCGTATGCATCTAAATGGATAGCAATGAACATGCTGGTGGTAGATCCGCATACAGTGATTTGCGACCGACATCAAACCGAATTAATTCGAATATTGGAATCTTATCGCTTTACTGTGATTCCATTGGAATTGCGCCATAGCCGTACCCTTGGGGGCGGATTTCACTGTGTAACGCTGGATCTCCACCGTTCTTGACTTTAATTCAAAATGAGTGTATAATTACACTTATGACTACACCTCGTTTTGGCTTTTGTTGCAAGTGGCTCAATGACCCCAGTGAAACTGGCGGCATGAAAGTCAATGCTCGGGACCGTGATATCAACGGACGTTCAACTACCATGCGCTGGCTGCGCGAGCATGCCGACCAAGCAGAACAACGGCAGTGGGATATTATGAACCACAATGCTCGTGCGGCTCTGCTGATGGTCGAACGTGTGGGCAGTTTACCTCCGGAGCGTAGGATGGTACGTTTAGGCTCAGAAATGCTGCAAGGCTACACTGAGCCCAGTTGGATTGATTGGTGGCAAAGACGTGAGATACAAGATCACTGCGAACGAATCTTTAGACCGGTGGGTGACGCTGCTAGGAACCTTGGCGTTCGGATTTCC